GCTTAGCACAAAAAGCTATGCATGAAGAAATCGTTGATATCTGTCAGAGCATTATGAAAGAGTTAAACTCTCGGACATTCCAACTGAGAGATTTTATATCATGGGAAAAATTCATTCAAGGTGTTTGATTTAAAATTACATAAGAAGAATGAGGCATATATTCAATTTGAATGTGATAGAAATATCGCACAAGAACTGAGTGACTATTTTACCTTCTTCGTTCCGGGTTATCAATTTACACCCGCTTACAAAAACAGAATATGGGACGGCAAGATTCGTCTTGCTGACCTGCGAACATTTACCATATACCATGGTCTAGTTCCATACATTGAACAATTTTGTAAAGAACGTGAATACACGGTGCAGGTTGATAGTGATATCAACACGACAGAAAATTTCTCTATCAATGAAGCAGAAGAATTAATTGCATCTTTAAATTTGCCACATGAAGTACGTGATTACCAATTAAAATCATTCGTACATGCTGTTCGCAATAAAAGAATGTTGTTGTTATCACCAACAGCATCAGGTAAGTCTCTTATCATTTATTTGATTGTTAGATACTTACAAGAATGTGATTACAAACGTGGATTATTAATTGTACCAACAACATCGTTGGTAGAACAGATGTATTCCGATTTCAAATCATACGGCTATGATTCTGAACAATACTGCCATAGACAATATGCAGGCAAAGACAAACATACTAAAATGTTTTTGACCATCACAACATGGCAATCAATCTACAAAAACGATAAAGAATACTTTGAACAATTTGACTTTGTTCTTGGTGACGAAGCACATCAGTTCAAAGCCAAATCTTTGACCACTATTCTGTCAGGTTGTACAAGTGCAAAGTATCGAATTGGAACAACTGGAACGTTGGATGGAACACAAACGCACAAACTTGTACTAGAGGGTTTGTTTGGGCCTGTTTATCGTTCCACTTCTACCGCAGAATTGATTGAACAAGGTCACCTTGCAGATTTCAAAATCAAATGCCTTGTATTGAAATATCCAGAATCTCTATGCAAAGAAGCAAGAAATTGGGATTATAACCAAGAAATGGAATTCATTGTTAAACATCAAGCAAGAAATAACTTCATTAAAAATTTAACCATGTCACTTGAAGGCAATACATTGGTGTTGTTTCATTTTGTTGAAAAACATGGCAGAGATTTATATGCATTGATAAAAGAACATGCAAAGAAACGCCATGTATTTTTTGTATTTGGTGGTACTGACGTAGAGATAAGAGAATCAGTTCGTTCTATTACCGAGAAAGAAAAAGATGCCATCATTGTTGCATCCTATGGTACGTTTTCTACTGGTGTAAATATTCGCAACCTACATAATGTTATATTTGCTTCACCTTCCAAATCTCGCATAAGAAACCTACAATCTATTGGTCGTGGTCTTCGCAAAGGTGACAACAAAGAAGCGGCAGTATTGTTTGACATTGCTGATGATTTTAGAATAGGCAAATTTGCCAATTACACATTGAAACATTTCATAGAACGTGTTAAAATATACGATGAAGAAAAGTTTGAATACAAATTTTATAACATCGAGCTAAAATGACAGAACCATCCATAAAAATTGTCCGACTACAATCAGGTGAAGATATCATCGCAGGCTATCTTGCAGATGATGAATCTGAGATTGTTATGTTGGATAATCCAATGCATTTAATATTTAAAAGAACTCCACGTGGTACGGTAATGATGATGATGCCATGGTTGCCAATTGAGTTAATTAAAGATAATATGGCCACTATCTACACAACGGACATTTTAACAATCATTGAACCAAAAGAAATGCTAATAGAATATTATGGCAATCTAATAAACCACGAACAGTTAAAAGCCATTCGTGATAATACGTTGCAAGAAAATTTGCAAGAACGTATTGATGATATGAGTGATATTGAAGAACTTGATGTAGATGAATATGATGAACCAGAAGAAATAACAAAAGAAGATATGGAACAAATCATGTCTTTGAAACGTAAAGGCAGATTACATTAATGGATTACAATGAACAAAATTTAGATTTGGTGTCTAAGGTAATTATTAACAACCTTACACCAGATTTATTACCAAAGAAATGGGTTGAAAGAAATTCTACAAACCCAATGTTTGGCCATTGCCATACTGCGTCTGCTTGCTTACAGAAAATTTTTGGTTCAAAGAATATTAAATTATACCGTGCAATTGACGATGAAGATATTTGGCATTGGTGGGCAGTTGATAAAGAAGGTAAACTTATTGATTTGACTTCTGACCAATACCATTCTAAGGGAAGAACTCCTCCTTATGACACAGGTGAGAAGTCTTCGATGTTGGGATTTGGATATCGAACCCGAGTGTTACAACTACTGGATAAGGTATCTAATGAACTATCTTCAAACGGAACACCGCTACTTTAACAGTTGTCAAGAGCAATGTCAAGCAAAAAAGAAGGCAAATATGAGTGATAAAAAACCAAAACATTATGTAAACAACGGAGACTTCCTAGAAGCTCTAATCAAATATAAAGAGGCCTGTAAAGAGGCATCTAAAGAAAATAAACCTGACCCACAGATACCGAATTATATTGGTGAATGTTTCCTAAAGATTGCAGAACATCTTTCAAGGAAGCCAAACTTCATCTCTTATTCTTTCCGTGATGAGATGATTGCAGACGGCATTGAAAACTGCCTAATGTATTTCAGAAACTTTGACCCCGACAAATCAAAGAACCCATTTGCCTACTTCACGCAAATTATTTACTATGCGTTCCTTCGCCGTATTATGAAAGAGAAGAAACAACTCTATGTCAAATACAAGGCAACAGAACAGTTTGGTATACTTGATGAGTTTGAAATGTATGAAGATTCGGATGGCCATATGAGGCAATTTGAATTGTATGAGAACATTTCTGAATTCATTCAAAACTTTGAAGAAAACAAAAAGAAGAAAAAAGAAAGCAAGTCAAAAGGCCTTGAAAAGTTTATTGAAGAAGAATTGCCTGAAGAACCATTGACAAACAACTAAACTTGTGTTATTCTATTAAAAGGAGTGCAAATGAATAGAGAGAAAATCGAACATCATATTTCCCATTTACAAGAAAAGCACGATGACCTTGATGCCCGAATAAGTAAGGCAATCGAAAGTCATGGCAATGATTACATCATTAAGGTGCTTAAGAAAGAAAAGTTGGCACTCAAAGATGAAATTGAAGGGTTCAGAAAACAATTAGCATGAAAATTTGTATTCTAGGTGATACGCATTTCGGTATGCGTGGTGATTCATTGGAGTTTCACCGTTATTATAAAAAGTTTTATGATGAAGTATTCTTTCCGTATCTAATCGAAAATAAGATTGATACGGTTTTTCAGCTTGGTGATTTGTTTGACCGCAGGAAGTTTATTAACTTCAACTCATTGTACCTGTGTCGCAAATACTTCTTTGACAAACTCCGTGACAACAAAATTTCACTTCATACATTACTTGGAAACCATGATGTGGCGTTTAAGAACACACTTGAGGTAAACTCAACCAGTTTGTTATTGCAAGAATATGAAAACATTACAATCTATGATGAGTTTGATTCGGTATCGTTTGATGGTGTTGAAGTTGATATTGTACCTTGGCTTTGCTCAGACAACCAAGATGAAATCTTTACCAAAATAAAGAACAGTACAAATCAAATTTGTTTTGGACATTTTGAGATTGATGGGTTTGAAATGGACCGTGGCAATGTTTGTCATGGTGGTATTGACAAACAACCTTTAAACAAGTATGATATCGTATTGACAGGACATTTCCATCACAAATCAAATGATGGGCATATCTACTATGTTGGTACGCCAGGTGAAATGACTTGGGCTGACTATAATGACCCAAGAGGTTTTCATACCTTTGACACAGCTAATAGAGAGTTGGAGTTTATTCAAAATCCTTATCGTATGTTTCATAAACTTAATTATGATGACGGTACGCAAGACTTTGAACATTGGAAAGGATATGACTTTGGTGCGTTGAAAGAAACGTATGTCAAAGTCGTTGTACTGAATAAACAAAATCCATATTTGTTTGATAATGTTATTGACAATCTTTACAAGGCAGGCGTATCAGACATTTCAATCGTTGAAGATTTTACTGATACTGTAATTGAGAATGACCAAGAACTGATTGACCAAGCTGAAGATACTATGACCATCTTGTCTAAGTATATTGATAATTTGACTTTGAATGTTGAGAGTGAAAAACTAAAAACTCTGATGAGAGAACTCTACATTGAGGCATTAAACACAGAAACTACTGAATGATTATATTTCGTTTTGTCCGTTGGAAGAATTTACTTTCAACTGGTAATTATTATACAGAAATCAAACTTGATAATAACCAAAACACATTAGTTGTTGGTGAAAATGGTTCTGGCAAATCAACAATGCTTGATGCATTGTGTTTTGGTTTGTTCGGTAAGGCGTTTCGTAATGTCAACAAACCTAACCTATTGAATTCAATCAATGGTAAAGATTGTGTCGTTGAAGTTGAATTTGATTCAAACAATAAATCATACAAGGTCATTCGTGGTATCAAACCGAACAAGTTTGAAATCTATTGTGATGGTGAGTTATTGAATCAAGATGCGGCAGTAAGAGACTATCAAGAATACCTTGAGAAGTTCATTCTCAAATTAAACTACAAATCATTTACTCAGATTGTTATCTTGGGTAGTGCATCTTTTGTTCCCTTTATGCAATTGTCGGCATCTGACCGCAGAGCAATCATTGAAGACCTATTAGACATTCAAATCTTTTCTACCATGAATGGTCTATTGAAAGATAGGTTGACAAACAATAAAGATTTGACTACACAAAAGAAATCTGAATCCGAATTAACTCAACAACGATATGATTTACAAGATAAACATATCAAGAGTTTGAAGGAGAACAATGAAAATAAGGTGACTCAATATGTTCAAGAGGTACAGAGTAATCAGGGTGTGGTACAAACCATACATGAAGAAATTAACGGACTTACACAAGATGTATCGAACCTCTCCAAACAAGTCGCTAGTAAGACTGAAATTGAGAGTAAGGTCAAGAAACTTGGAAAACTTGAATCGCAAATTGAAAGCAACTTATCCAAATTTCGAAAAGATATACATTTCTTTGAATCAAATGATAGTTGTCCAACCTGTAGGCAAGCCATTGCCATGGGGTTTAAAGAGACGGAACTTAACAGTCTATCCGATAAGGCCAACAAATGTGAGCACGGCCTCACCGAGCTCGAACAAAAATTAATCGAAGAACAGAATAAGTTAAATGTTATTGCTGAAATCCAAAAACAGATTCAGGCAAAACAAATTGAAATCGCTACGAAGAATACAACAATTACGGAAACAAACAAGTATATTTCCAAATTGGAGAAAGAGATTTTATCTCTTAAGCAATCCAAGGTAACGACAGAAAAAGAAGAACAAGACCTGAAAGAATTAAAGGGTTCTTTGTCTCAACTGCAAGCAGAGTTGAAAGAGCTAATACAAGAAAAAACATATTACGAAGTCGCTTCTGGTTTGTTGAAAGATACTGGTATCAAGACCAAGATTATTAAACAGTACCTGCCTATAATTAATAAACTTGTCAACAAGTATTTAGCGTCTTTGGATTTCTTTGTCAACTTTAACCTTGATGAATCATTCAAAGAAACAATCAAGTCAAGGCATCGTGATGATTTCACCTATAACAATTTTAGTGAGGGTGAAAAACAACGTATTGATATGGCATTGATGTTGACATGGCGTGCCGTGGCCAAGTTGAAGAATTCTTCCAACACCAATTTATTGATACTTGATGAAGTGTTTGATTCAAGCCTTGATACGAATGGTACAGAAGAACTAATGAAGATTCTTCATATGCTTGAGGGTGTTAACCTGTTTGTAATCTCACACAAGGGCGATATCTTACAAGACAAATTTGCGAATGTGATTCGTTTTGAGAAAGTTAAAAACTTTAGTAGGATTGTTAAATGAAAGAATTGAGTAAATTTTTTGGTGAGAAAACGGAAGCAACTGTATATAAAGATGAACATGGTTACTTTACCACAGTAAAGAGTTCATCGGGTATATACTACACAGCTAAATTTGTAAATGAAGAAGATGCAGAATTTTTTGCAGAAGATTGGGTGAATAAAGATGAGTGATGTATTAACAATTGATACTGGTTTAGGTATTATTAAAGAAGAAAAAGTTGAGTTGTTGCCAGTTTTTAGCGACAACCTTCCTATGTTGTCTGAAAAGATTCCAGAATATACTTCTTCTTTGCCTAATCCGCAAATGACAAAGTTGGTTCAACAATTGAAATTGACAATGAAAGAATATTCAGGCCTTGGTTTGGCGGCAAACCAGTGTGGTATATTCCAAAGAGTGTTTATTATAGGTACAGACCAATTTCAAATTGCCTGTATCAATCCAAAAATCATATCTACATCGGCAGAAGTTGAAAAACAAGGTGAAGGTTGCCTCTCTTTCCCTGCTTTATCACTTAAAATAGAAAGACCTAAATCTATTGAGGTAGAATACACTAATGAAAATGGTGAACTCAAACAGGTAAGGCTAGACGGTTTGACTGCACGTTGTTTTCAACATGAGTTAGACCACCTGAATGGAATTAAATTTACAAAACATGTTGGTGAAACTTCTATGTTGTTAGCAAGACAAAAACAAGCCAAGATGATGAAGAAGTTTAGAAAATTTGAGAAAAACAAATAATGAGTTATACGTTTGACGCTAAAGATGATGTAGAAACACAATGGACAAAATGGCAAGAACACAATGTTGAACCTGCCATTTTAACTGACGAAGTATTGCGTGATAAGATTATCAAAGACCTCACGTTTGTTTCTGGTATGGATGTTAAAGAATACACACTATATCAAAAGTGGTGTGAGGTTCAAGACAAGTACCCATCGGTTGTTGTGAATGATTTGTGGGAAGGTGAGACACGGGTTCTTGCTGATGAAGGTCAACGCCGTGCAATTGCAGAAGTCAAATCTAATTTTTGGGTACCTGAAACACCTGAAGATTATTTGAATCTACAACCTGAAATGCTTTATACAAACAAAGAGGCAGACCTGCCTGAACTTTGGAATTGTATTCGAACATTCTCATCAACAATGAAGAACAATTCTAACATTGGGCGGAATCTTAACTTTGTTATCCGTGATAAAGTAACTAAGAAATATCTTGGTGTTATTTGTATTTCATCTGACTTCCTTGACCTGACACCTCGTGACAATCACATTGGTTGGCCAAGAGAGTTGAAAAC